CTCAACAACAATAAGGCCAGTCAGCCAGCCACTAGACGGCAAAAACCTAGTTGCCACTACTAGATACCATAACTAGCGCGGCATTCTGCATACAAAAGGGGGCCATGGGGGGTATTCAGGCCCCCCACCACTGGCGAATAGGCTTGAGAAATTTCTGTCAAAAATCACAGGGAGACAAGAAAGCTCTTATCCAACCCCGCTTCTTTGATCATGTAGTTACAAGCATCAGCATTCTGCCTGTACCAAGTACTTTCATCAACTCCCAACACCATTCCACCCAACTTGACATTACACAGGATCGGTCGACTGTCATAAACAGAACACTGACCACTCTCCAGCAACATCTCACAGGCTCCATTTTCTCTTGTCGAAAAGGGAAACCGCTCCACCAACTCCTTCATAATCGGATGTTGATGATTAGCCTCTAGGATCGTCTGTATGCGACGACAACACTCACCGCACCCAGTACACGGAAACTCCATTACAGGCACCTCCCAGGCCCTTCTAGACACCTCTCAGTCATCACTCCACATCGCCTCACAAACATTCGGTATTTGCGAATAGAGAATGTCTTGAATTTGACCAGCAATCACTGCGTGTTCCTTCTGTGTGCCATTAGCAGTCCTAAGATCACAATAATGCAACCAAGAGCGAATCGATCCATTCATGTACAGCTTGGTTGGAGCAGCCAATGGCAGGACTTCTCTGGCACATTCTTTAGCAATACCAGCATCCAGCATGTCTCGATACAACCGATAACTATGCACGTAGTGCTTAGCAATCTCAACCTCAAACTTCTTAGCCAACACCTCATCCAGATCATCCACACTGTTCTGTCGATTCTTCAGATCCTGTGTCCTTAGATGTGGGATCTCTGGCATTTCAGTTACTGCTGCATAGCGTTGACTGAACTCTTGAAAGCTGAAGCTACGGTGTCTAAGGATCTGAGCTGCAATACTGCGAGTTGTCTCAATCTCTACGCACATATTAACCATTTCAAACGGGGACCAATGTTGATGCTCGATTAGATACCTAATGAGTTTTGGTGCTGAGGTAGTGTTTGATTGGTTAGAGGGGTTAGACACCCTGGCCATGTAAGAGATGAGGTCTTCAGCGTTGGGAGTGATGTGGATGAGTGATGCCGTATGGGTCATTGAGTAGCTACTGGTTGGAATTTTTAGTAATAAGAATGAATCCTGTATCATTCAGATGGCCCTTCAAGAGGCCATTCAGATGATCTCGATTCAGTCTTCCTCTAATTCAATTTCTAATTAATAAATTAAAGGAGATTGGATTAAGAGATATCCATTCAAGAGGATATCCAAGATCCACTACTAGTTGAATTACTATTTTGTGTCTTTTGATTTACTAGTACTCACGGGATGTCAATTCAAGATGACATCTATAGAGGGGGAGTTGGGGATCACGTCTACGTGAGACACGACTCCCCATTGTCTTCCCGCTCCCGCTTATAGTGTCGGGTCAACCAGAAGCCTTCCAATGACTAGTGTCTTAAAGTGAGACCCATTTAATACTGCGCCTTGGATTTGTGGCTCCTCTAGCGGTTCTGCGTTGCTCCAGATCGAAGCCCATCACAAGGTGGTTAGCGGCGCTCTGGGGGTCATCCATCCAGGAGTCGAGCATGTCCTGCCAATCTTCCATCCGACGTTGTTTCACGGTCTCGTGGGCGCTGATGGACATGGCATCAGTGAAGTATTTAACGCCTTGGGCTAGGGAGTCCAATCTGTCGTCATGTTTAACGGCACCTTTCTCCCGGCACATGCGGGACATCTGGTAGAAGAGCATGTAGAGCAGGCGATCTTCTGGTGGGGCATCTTTATTGGAGGCGTAATCCCACTCCACGACACCACGATCAAAGATCAAGCGGTGTTGGTTCATGACCGGCTCTAGGGCATCGATGATGCGGTCCTCTTTCCTTACATTAGCTCGCACCTCTTCAACATCTATGGCTTGTTTGGTTTGTTGGAGGTGTTTCTTAAAGAGTTCAGCAACGATGCCATCACCAAAGTTGGTCTCAATGAGCAGTTTGGTGACGTTATACTTCTTGCAACCTCTCAGGATATCAAGGAGGGTGGCGTCGCTGTAACCATCACGGAATGCACGGACTTCATGGACATAGAGGAAGCCATTGCGTTGGGAGATGTAGGTAGCTGCTGTTTCGTCAGTACCACGACCTGAGGGGTCAACGGAGCAGATGGTTTCAGTGTATGGACCCCACTCACCTTGGAGTTGCATTGGTGAGTAGAAGTAGTCCGCCGGTAGGCCAACTGTAGGCAAGTCTTTGAGGATATTGCGAGGATCGCTGCACCACACCACAGCATCTGGTGCTTGAGTTGGGTTAACTGAGGTGACAACAAGGTCGGAGAACTTAAGTGGGAACTTCTCAGCGTCACTTAGCGCAGTATCAAGCTGGAATTGAAGCATGAAGTTGCTTCTACCCATGGCTGCTTCTCGTTCCAGCAGATCATCATCCTTAAATCGATCAGGATCAGTGGGAGACCACTCCTCTACTCCCATCTCGATGTCTTCTACGATTTGTGGAGCGAGAAGACCTTCGTATTGGGAGAGCTTGTCTTTACGTGGATACCTAGACGGCCAGACAAAGGGACGGTAGTTACGCTCAGCTAGTTTGCGGTAGATGGTGAAGGTAGTCTGAGGTGTACCTAGGTACATGATTCGACTGTCCTTCTTTGGTGTGAGGATGGATTCAGCTTCGGTGCAGAGTTGAAGAAGCTTTTCTCGCATCATTTCAGTCATTGAGTTACCAGGAACTTCAATGTCATCAAGAATCATGAGGTCAGCACGAGAACCCGTAAGTTGTCCTGTAATACCGACACTCTTTACGGAAGGTGCTTGGTGAGGGGAGCAGTTCACATCAAAGGAAATACGAGACCAACGGGAGTCATCCGACTTTGGTTTTAGATGGCTTAGCCATGGGGTCTCGATGATCAGCTTCTGAAGGAAGATTGACATGTTGTCAGCTCGTTCCTTAGAGGCTGAGATGATCATGATCTTCTTCTCTGGATTGTTAAAGAGTGTCCAGAGAACGAAGGCACCAGTGATCCAGCTTTTACCGACTCCTCGGAAGGCTTGGATCTGAAGACGTTTCGGACCGCTTTGTAGGTAGTCAGCGATGGCGTATTGAGCACGAGTTGGGGAGGGAAGATCAAGCTGCTGCCACAGGGCTTGGAGAAACAGCTTGAAATCGTCCCTGAGGGCCGTTAAAACATCACTCATAGGGGAAGGCATGGAAAAGCCCCCACAGGCGTGCTGCAGGGGCATATAGAGGGGTCTCAGCGTTAATTAAAGGTCAGTCGTTATACCGACGCTTGCGCCGACCATATTCATTAACCTTCTTTTGGTCAATCTTTTTGGCATCAAGCTTGCTGCCGTCGACCTTGGTGGATGGGCTGTAGAGATCCGACTTGGTATCGAAGTTTTTAGCAGTCTTTGTTTGATCAGGTGCTTGACCAGGCTTGTAGCCAAACGTCTTTTCAAACAGGTTGCCACGATAGTTCTTATCTTGGTTCTTCATGCCTGCATCGGATGACGCCATAGCAGCCCTCAGAGAAGGCCGAGGTAGCGAGCGAGGTGAGGAAGAGCCGCTGGAGGTGGAGGAACCGCTAGAACCGGTGGAGCGGGTGCGAGCGGGGTCACTAGCTTTTGGTTTTTCAAACCTCTTGTCAGATGAACCGCTATTCATCAGATCGCGTGAAGCAGGGATGGCTGGTTTGGCCTTTGCTGCGTTGGCTGGTTTGGCACCAGTGCTTGTACCACCACTCTGACGGTAACCGTGGCGCCCACCGGGGGCGGTCTTATCACCGGTTGCTTTGGATACGCTTCTGCCGAGCTGTTGCAGAGACGTAAGAAGGTTGTCTTTGGGGTTAGCTACCTTCTTGGCTTGATCCCACGCCGCTGCTGCAGTCCCAAGGAGGGTGAGTTTGCTGCCAAGCGAACCAGCACCTTTTGCAGCTTTAGCAGCCCCACCAGCCATATCTTTAGCGGATGGGAGCATTGGCCGACTAGGACCGGGTCGGCCTGTACGCACACCTGATCCACGGACCGTGTCTGCACCTCCAGTGCCACCAGGGAGTTTAGGCGGCGTCTTTGCTCCAGACAGTTTTGTCTGGGATGACTGCGGACCAGCTGCAAGCTTGTTGCTATTTCCAAGATCCGTGACCTTCACTTGCCGCACAGGCTGCTCACCCCACGGTTGACTGGAGTTCCCTACCCGACTACCACCTTGAATGCTCGGAGGCAGTTGACGACGAGGCCCGATTGGTTTTTGTCCAGTTGTAAGGCCTCCACCAGCACCAGCAGTACGAGTACCAGATCCACGAGTACCTTCAGCTGCCTTATCAAGTTTATCTTGTGCGTTACCTCGACGGATGAATCCTTCCATCCCACGGCTGATAATCCGCTGGTTATTAGCAGCTTGAGCGCGAGTAGTATTGGCTCGCTGACCACGAGCTTGACGGCTGTTGCCAGAGCTACCACCGCTGGCTGGGAGTTGCTTGCTGGACGCCTTTTTGACTTGCTGTTGTTGAGCCCGCAGTTGCCGTTGGCGTTGCAACATGGTGGGCTTTTTAGGTTTATTGGGGGCCATTACTTAATCCAAGATAAAATGAGTTGTTCCTTTTGTGGGTTCACACCAAACGTAGTTCTCATGAATGAGAGCCAGTTTTGACTTCCTTTTGCCTGATTACACGATCTACAACTTGGTACAAGATTTGAGGTGAGGTCAGCTCCTCCGAATACTTTGGGTCGTACATGATCAAGTGTGAGTTCATTAGCGTCATAAGTTTCTCCGCAGTAAACGCATTGACAATCAAAGTGCTCTTTAATAGCACGTCTCCATAGACGCTTGGCTTCGGGAGATGTCATGGTTATTAGGTTTTGGAGATAGTGATCAGGCGTAGGAAACAGTGGGGTCATTACCGCTTACTATTGGTCTTTTGAGCACCTTTGGCACGGTTAACTTTGCGTGGAACAATACGCAAGTTATCCTTTGAGTTATTCATTGGATTGTTATCCTTGTGGTCGACTTCTTTGCCAGCAGGGATGTCACCAAGAGATCGCCTAGCACGGGCTCTTGATGCATCCTCTTTGCGGTGTGCCTTACGGTAAGACTTCAGATATTCAGCTCGTGCCTTATACTCGGCTTTCCAATCTCGTGACATTCATACGGCTCCGTACTAGTTCTGGGTCAATCTTGGGTAGGATCGAAGCAAGTTGATCCAGTGGTGAGCCATCCATGGCAACACCAGAGATATTGTTCTTGGATAGCCAGTCACAAGCTGCTTTTAGATCGGCAGTGGTAGCTTCACCTGATTTAATCCGACTCAACAACTCTTGAGTGACCATATTGTGGAGTTCATTGAACATGTCCTCCGTTGCTTTCTTTTTAGCCATTTCTCAGTACAATCTGATCTAGCTTGTTCTCGATGCGGATCATGTGATCCTCCATCTTTGCAAGGGCGTTGGCGAGTTCTTGACGCGGGACGTACTTCTCAGCAAGACGCAATTCGACACCATCAATACGCTTGTCAATTTGATCCATGCGTGAGTTAGAACGTGAATGAAGAGCAGCTACTCCCCCTCCAATGCCAAGAACCAGAGATACAGCTCCCGTGATGATCGTTTCAATCATTGATCCGTCTGAATGTCATGAACCAGCCGGTTCGGGGGCCTTCGACTTCCCAGCGTTTCAACCAATTACGCCAGGTGTAGCGAACTTCTTTGCCACCAGCACCAACACGGACATAACCACCGTTGACGACATCTAGTTCGCCATAAGGATCCATGAAGATGCCGTATTCACCGCCATCTCCAATGCATAACATCCAATGACCCCCACCTGTCGGTGCAGAAACAGGGCCGTGGTGAAGAATGCCAGTAGCAACAGGGTAGCCTTTGTTGATTTCAGAGTAGATAGCAGTCCGACTACCGTTTTGATAGAAGGTAGCAAGGACACCAAAGTCTTTACAAGCTTTGATTTGAGCAGAGGCGTCGGTAGTGTCACCGTATTTGAAGACAGTCTTTAAGTATTTGTCATCAGCATTACTACCTTTCAAAGCATCTGGCATCAAGTATTTAACCGCCATAGCACAGGTACTTGAAAAGCACATCCTGTAGCTATGGCTGGTCAGACTATCTGTTTGAAGGTAGTACTGCTTTACCGGCAGTACCGTCATGATCAACCCCGAAATTCGTTCTTGATGCGTTGAATCTTGTCGTCTTCCTTGCGGAACGGGGCGACATAACGAGCAAATTTGACAACTACTTGAGCAACGCTGTTAGAGCGCAGCTTTTTGTTCAGTCCGATGTATTCAGATGCAATAAACAAAGCAAAGAAGGCCGCAGCCTCATACGAGACTTTGGCTCCAAAGATGGTAAGCATGATCTTTTAATGGTTAGGGGTTTGCAGCTTTGCTGCGATTTCAGCTTGTTGCTTAAGATATGGCATCCTCTGCTCATACATATCAGGCCAGATGTGCTGGTAGCCGGTGAGGCGCCACAGCAAGGTGCGTAGCCAGTCTTCGCGTGTCAGGCGCCAGGGCTCGGGGTCACCGTTGCTGCTGGGGTCAGCGTGGCAGCGGATGCCAGTCATGGCGTAGACGATGCTGGCGATGCCGATCGAGCGGCGCATGTGGAAGCCATCGGTCACTACGTGTAGATCGGTGGTGTTGAGGTGCTTCACTAGGGCGGCGGTCTTGGTGAAGTTGGTCACCGTGTCCCACGCTTGGTAGTCGAGGTGGATGCGCTCACGGGGCAGGCCGGAATCAAGCGCGATCTGTAGGCACTGCTGGGCGCCACCCTCGCTGGAGATGATCAGGTGGGCACCTTGGTAGGTCAGCGCCACACGGCAGGCATGGGGCAGGCGGGCAATGTTGCCGCCCAGCTCGATGATGGTGTGAATGGTCATGCAGCCTCCAGCGCGGCGACCTTGGCCTCTAGGGTTTCGATGCGAGCCTGCGCCTCCTGGAGTGCCTTGATGGCCATCCAATACATCTGCTGTTCTTTGATGCCCAACCGCTCAGGCTGTGCTTCCTGCGCTGGTTCGGTTTCGTTGCCGTCCTCATCCAGAACAGCGTCTTTCGCTTCCTTGGCTTCTTGGAATACGGTGATAACTTCAGGGCAGCTTTCAGCGACCTGCTGAGCGATGACACCAAGGTTTAGGTCAGCATCGTCGGGCTGATCCTTGTAGCGATAGTTGACAATCTCCCAGTCCTTGATGCAGTTCCAGGTGTCCGCAGCGGGGGTGATGTCTTTCTTAGTATTGATGTCCGAGAGGTTGACGTTGTTTGCCTGGAAGTTGGCGAGGCCACCGTTAGCCCGAATTACGGCTCTTGCTGTTCCACCGGCAGCATTGTCTTGGCAATAAAGAAATTCATTTAATGTGCCGTTTGGCGCAGCATTGGTATAGTTAATTAACAACCCATAGCAACTAGCCGCGGTTGCGTCAGTGTTATTGAAATTGCAACGGTTGGCTCCTTGCCATGTAAAAATGTGGTTACCACTAGGAGCGGTGGCGGTGCCTACATTCAGCAGGCCACCACTTGTAATCCTCATCCTCTCCGTGCCGCCAGGGGCAAAGAAGATGTCCTTTAATGCTCCGGTTCCGCGGAAAGAAGTACCAAATCCAAAAGCAGAACCGTTGTAACCAATACCTAGAATAGACTGGTCCGCGCTTGCTTCAATGTGAATTGCAGAAGCAAATGTGGTGTCATTTTGCTGCTTTAAGCTAATAACAGGGCGTGCAAATGTCCCAGTGGTTGGGTTGGTTGTCGTATTTGCAAGGATTGAGCCGGAGCTGTCGATGCGGAGGCGTTCGGTGCCGTATGAATTAATACTTCCAGTGAAGAATCGAATCTGGCCAGCCCATCCTCCAAGATTTGCCGCCGAACCTCCTGCGTATAAATCCAGGCATACTAATGAACTAGCATCTGTGAAATTGATTCCTCCTGTTTGTTGACGCCGAGAAAGATCAAGCGAATATCCCCGATAGTCTGGCGTACCCCCAGTGTTGTCGCCTACATGCAAACTTGGGGTTGTGCCTAAAATATCGAGCCGTGCCCCAGGACTACTTGTCCCAATCCCTACGCTACCAGTCGTAGTAACAGTCTGACTGCCGAAGTTTGGACTGATCTTTGTACCAGCAATTGCTGCTGTAGCACTGATCTTAGCGTTTGTCAGCGTACCATCTGGAATCTGACCAAGGATGACATTATCCGTATATGCCTTATTTGCAGCATCAGTTGATGCAGTTGGTGTCGCAAGGTTCGTGATCTTGTAGTTATTCATGTTGAGGTTATTCAACATGCTTCCATTGTTAGGATCTACGTTGCGATCACGGGTTTCCTGAGCGATATAAAGAGATTGGTTGAAGTCTGAGTTTAGATCCTGTGCTCGGATGGCAGAGCCTGGAAAGAATGTCGCCTCAAGAGCCGCATCATCAGTCTCTCGATAAATACGAATAGCTACTCCATTAGCAGGAGCACTCGTAAATTGAACCGTAGTAGCGTTAGCTAGGGTATATGCAGTTGTAACCGTCCCATCAAGTGAAACCTTGATGTCAGACGTATTGAGATATGGGAAAGTGAAGGAATAGAGAACGGTAGAACCGTTCCCTGTGTATGTATTCTGAGTGACAGCCATTGTTGCTACTTAGGCATTGTTAGGAGCTTTTGAACTGATGTATAGTCACCACGCTGCTGAGCTTTCTCTTTCACTGACTTCAGAGCAGCATCACGCCGAAGCTTCGGATACTCTGAATACATAATCGCTTCAGCTCGATTCTTTGCTCGACTAAAAGCAAGACGGATAGCACTATGCACTCGTGACTTGGCAAGATCCAAGTCTTCACTTGATACATTAAAATCTCTACGTTGAGATGCGTAGAAATCAAGATCGCGCTGAATATCTTTGCGGTTCATCAGCTTTGTGATCTCAGTTGGGAGATTTCCGTATTGACCCATGTATCCAGAAATGAGTTCACGTTCTCGCGGTGTGTAATCAATACCACCTGAACTCTTCTTCAACACAGGCATTGCTTGGAAGTCGGTCTTAATCAACCACTGACGATAGGGTTCAGTCGAGGGGTTGGTCTTAAACGGAAGTGTCGAATTGATGATCCTAGTCATCGGATCGTAATCACGAATCCGTGAACCATCAAAGTAATCTCGTGCATACGGCAGAGCACTTTCTGGATCGAACGCATCTACCCAGGCATTCCTGTTCCGCACTAGCTGTTGGAATTCATTATCCACCTCACGCAGTCCTGGGTACATCAGCTGACCAAGCTGGTTGCGAAGGCTTGCATACGGAACAATGTTGTTGACCTGAGAAGCCATGAACCTCTGGAAGCCAGCTTCATCACCGCTAAGCATGTCATTCAAAGGCGTGAGCCCTTGAAGGAATGTCTTATTGGTGATGTTCATTGAGAAGGCAAATGCCAACTTACGGAAGAGATCCTCTGTAGTACCGGTTCCCAGATGACCAACGTTGTCACCAATATCTGCTACCAGAGCGAGGTAGGTAGAGAACGGTTCAAAGGAGTCGTAGCTGTGCCACTCACCAGTAACAGGGTTTCGGATTGAACGCGGCTGCCAACCAGCCTTTGTCCACGCATTCCTTGCTTCTTTATCGTATGGGCCATTACCTGTCAGACTGCCGCCAAGGTACAGCATAGAAGCTGTCATCGTAGTGAATGAACCGATTGCAATACGGCCTTTGGTTTCAGCTACAACTTGATCCCACTGCTCCTTAGTAAAGTCTGGAACACCCCTAGTTGCCATGATTTCTTTGATCTCAGCAGGTGTGCTGGCATTGATAATTCGATTTGATTCACCCCACACCAATGCAAGCGGGCTGTGCTTATGAGCAAAGCTCAACACATTCATCGATGTCCTAGGGAACAGGATGAACGGACGCATCAACGGGAAACGATTCAGCAGAGCAGACAATCCCTGCACCACAGGAGTGTCAAGGTTCAGAGCGATCTCACGGCTGGCGTATTCAACAGCCTTATCCGTGATCATTCCATTCGCATCAAACATCTCCGAATACACCTGACCTTGAGCTTTACGAAGAGCTTGGTAGTCAATCGCTCCGCTGGTCTCTCGGGCCATCTGGTCGTAAGCCCGACCACGAGCCTCTACGTTGGCCAGGAAGCTTCGCACGAAGCCATCACCAGCTGTCATCAGGTTTGCGCTGTAACGGACCCATGGAAGATTATTGAAGTCCTGTAGAACTTTGGCGAGGCCTACCATCACACTAGGACCAAGTTCACCTTCAGCAGCTTTTGCTTTGGCGTATTCCTGAAGCACCATCATGGTGTCAGCATTCTTGATTGCTATGTCTTCCCTAGTTGCATAGGCCACAGAATCTGGATCTTCAATCGACTTCTTCAGAATAAAATTGAAGTGCTGCATAGCTTTTTGCATATGCTCACCCAGATTTCCAAATTGAACCATTGATCGCTTGAACGTATCAGCATCGCCATTGATTGCTGACCCACCAAGAATCGATACTGGCTTTAGAAAAAGACCCGTCAGGTTGCCAGTAAGTGCTTTCATTGGTGTCAACGTTGCACTCAGGACAGAGTTGTAATAAGTAGCCCAGGCTCCTTGAATGACGACGCTAGGAACCTCAGGTTCACCGTCGATGAATGCTTTGTTGATGACGCCTGTGCTTGACTGAAACCACTTATTCAAACGGTCGATTGAATCGACTTTGCCATCAGTCAGTTCATACGCACCAATCAGAGGCTTCAGAAACTCAGGGTTCTGATCTTTGATCTCCTGTAGTGTAGAGACAAATTCCTTCGCCTTAGCAATTCGCTCAGCTGTGGCTTGAGAAATCTCAGCCTCGGCTTCCTTCGCAAACCTTTGGATTGCATTCGGATCCCCAGCTTTAATTACCTCATCCCATGCCTTCTTATTGTTGAGCGACCAACCAGCAACATATTTGCTGATGCCCATCTCAGCCATTAGGTATTCGATCTTATCAAAGATCATCTCCTGTTGGCGTTTGGAGTCAACTTCATTCCACACAGCACGAGTGCCTTCGGCAATGTCGGCAACTTCGCCTGCAATAGTCGTTTGCACACGAGCAGAGGCACGAGCAACATCAAGTCCGATGAACTGATCCATCAGCTTTTTTGTTGCATTCATCGCAGCAGCATACTGACGATCATTGATATACGACGTCTGTGAAATGCCTTCCAAAGACCTGCTGTCACCAAAGATCTTCCTAACAGAGTCTGCATCACTGTTTGGATCAATGATCTCCTTCAGCATTGAATCAGCTGATTGCATCATCTCCTTTTTGCTGATCCTGACACCATCTACGACAGCATCAAAATCACCAGTGTTGCGGATCTCATTCATTACATCCTGAACCAGTGTCCGCTTCTGGAGATTATCAATCTCAAGACCATTCTTCTGGGCAGACTCCGTGATGATCGTTGCCATACGACCATTGCTCGTTCCAATGTTTCGTGCAATACGGACACCATCAACCATATTCTGAGGGATAGCATCTTGACGAACACCAAGCACTGCCTTCTCAGTTTCATCGAACATTGGAGAGTTGACAGCAGGATGCGGGCCATCCAAGCCCTCAGGATCCTTCATGTACTGCTGCTCAGCCCAACCATCGAGAACCTTCTCTCGGTTCTCTGCAGACCTTACAAGGTAATCAGAAGAGGGGTCATCAGCTTTAGCAGGTCCAGACTTACGGCTAGCATCTTCAAAGTATCGAGCAGCCTGCTCATCTTTAGGGACATATTTCGTCCCATCCTTGACCCCTTTAAGGGCACGAGCACCCTTGACAGCAGCACCTAGTAGATCAATGGCAAAGCCAAAACCTGCGCCCTCTTTGATGTTCTTCTCTCGCTTGATATCAGGAGAGTCGGAGTCAAGTGTTGCGATGTTATCAGGGATCCAGGGGAAGAAACTCTTTTTGAGGATACCAAGTGCATTATGATCCTCGGATTGACGACTGACAGCATCAACTGCCACACCACTAGCAGCATCGATTCCTGAATTACCAAGGAACTTCGTCAACCACGGAGCATTTGCTACTTTCTCTGGGCCTACGACACGCCCAATTCCAGCTGTCACACCTCGCTTAGTTACGGCGGATAGTGCAACTGTAGGAACAACTACCTCACTGATCGAACGCAAAGCCTTACCCCAAGGCGTTTTGTTTTGTGGGGTCCACTGATCAGGGAAGTCAAGCCAAGGCAGATTGAAACGTCGGCCTACACCCTCAGCAAAGTCAATAGTTCCACCAACAAGAGCTGTTGGAACCTCGATTCCACCTTGGATACCCGCACCAATTCGGCCAGCCATGCTATCGGATTGTGCTTTTTTCTGCTTAGCAACCTGTTGACTTGCCTGGGATTCGGAGCGTTTCTGCTCTTCTTCCTCACGTTTACGCTGCTCTTCAGCAGCATTCATCTCTTTGACTAGTGCTTCTGATTCTTGTAGAGCAACGGGGTCAACAGAAGCCGCAGTCGTACCATGCAGCATATTGTTGAGTGGACTATATGTCATTGTTAGACCTTACGACCATGAAGAAATGAGAATGTTCGACCGTCTGGTATCTGAATAATCAGCTTGTCACCATGAACAGTCGGTGTATTAGATATGACTTGAGCGCCATTCTTTAGGAAGACACCAGTCCCCTTGGGATATGCATAGTCAATTCCATGCGATCCACGCTTACGGTGTTCGGCTTGACCGTCAGTTACTACCGTACTGAGTGGTCTACGCTTACCTTTGACATCTACTTCAACGTATTTGTCTAGTTCATATCGACCAAACATGCCACCGTATGTGTCTTTCACATCGAGGTGTGGGCCAGTAGACGTAGGACCGATGCTATCAATACGGTACACCAACTTTGGGCGCATAGTGGCAGGATTCCGCCACACTGAACCACCATTTGGGTTGAAACCGAATGAGGCTGCTGCTTCAAGAACCTTCCTTGGATAGTTACGTGCCTCATCAGACACTCCACCTGGGGATCTTTGCTGATTGCCTGGGCCTTGGTTGTATGCACGAAGTCCGGCAGAAAG